CCTTGCCATCTTAAAGTTTGCGTTTATTGTACTATTTATCAGGCAATAGTACCACCGTTTCCAACGGCTTCCCACCACTGAACTTGAAGCTCAACAGTGAACTCTTCGATAGCATCAGTGTTATCGTAGTTTAGATCAATTGCAGAGACTGCAGTTGGGAAGATTCCATGGAACTGATAACTTCTAAGAATAGGTTGATCAGTTGCACTTTCTTGAGCACCAGCACCACCAGTTACAGGAGCACGTCCGAGTTGGTGGACAATAGCATCAGTCTGATAATCCAGTGGATCTGTGTTACCAGAGTTATCGGATACCTTAGCAACAGAGTTCATCCATCTTTCGAAGGAACCTCTGATTGCAAAGTCAGTATCGTTGATAACGGTGATGGTCCATACATCGAATGTTCTGTCACCAGCAATCTTGAGATTACGTCCTCTAAAAGGAATGGTGATTGGTGTGATGTTGGATGCTGGAAGGTTTGCACCTTTGACCAGGAATCTGGACTTAGAATCCAGATCATTTACACTAGGATCGACTACACCATCGGGGAAGGTCAGAACAACCTCAAACAGATTAGGTCTGGCGATGCCACCAGACAATCTGCTTTTGAATCTGTCGATAGTACGATCAGCTGTCTTTGGGGGATTTTGTTGTTGAATTAAGTCTGCCATCGGTTTGTTACCTCTTTAGATTATACTCCGAGAACTTCCTCAAAGCTGACACCCGTGCGAGTGGCAACGAAGGTCAGACCGATGAAGTTGATGGAACGATTTGGTTTGATGTAGATATCGGCAACAAATTCATTGTTATCGATCACTGCAGCAGTGTTATTCGTCTCATCACACTTGACAACGAAGTCAGTGATGCCTCTCTTTGCCTGTACATCACGCAGGAAAGGCTCAACGATGCTAACAAAGTTTGTTCTAGTAATCTCATCGTTGAATTCGAACATCTGATCTCTGGCAGCAGCAGAAATTGCTTTCTCCAGATAGATGAACAGACGACGAACGTTGATTCTATCGAAGGCAGATGCTCTTGCCAGAGCAGTCTTATCACCGAACAGAACGATACCGGAACCAGGTGAGAAGATGACAGGGTTCACTCTGTTAGAGTAAAGAACATCTCTCTGTGCCTTGGTTGGGTTGTATGCCAACTTAACAGCATTCAGGATTGCACCTCTTGTGGTTCCTGCAGGAGAGAACCATGGGAAGTTGTTAATGTCGTTTCTTGCACACAGACCAGCCATGTCACCGTTCATTGGGACATATCTGAAGGTATCACCGAATCTGTCATAGGTGTACTTGTAACTGCTATCGAACACCGCATAAGAAGATGAGGTGATAGCAGAGTAGTAACTTACCAGATTGTCAGTGATTGTCGATGTGCTATTGAGTGAGATCATAGCACCGTCAGCAAGGAATGCTTGACGATATGGAGAAACAAATGCGACGGCATCCTTTCTTTCTTCAGCAACAGCAACAATCTTGTTGGCAATTGCTTGGGTTTCTGCCATGCCATGAGCACCAGATCCCATCAGCAGGTAATCGATGTCATAACTATCTGGATTTTCGAACAGGTCATAACCTGTAGCAAGATCACCAACGTTAACCATCAGTCCAGCATTTGTAGTAATGCCAGTTGTGTTACCGTAGTCCTTACCACCAGAGAGTGTCAGGGTTTCGTTTCCATATGCATCGAAGGTAGTATCAGATGCTTTCTGATCCCATCCACCATCACCTGCCAGGGTGAACGTAGTTCCACCAGCACCAGCTGCGAAACCAGTTGTTACAACACCTGTTGGTTGACCACCACCGAAGATATTCTGAGATTGGAATTGTAACCAACCTCTCCAGTATTGATCAGTTCCAGCAGAGAACTCAGCATCAGTTGCTTTAGACAGACCCAGATGCTTCTCAAGCAATGTACCAGCATTACCAGAAACTTTACCGAGATCGTCATATACTACGACATGAACCTCATCGTTTCTAGCATTGCGAGCAGCACCGTAAGCAGTTGTGGTTGGTCTTTCGGCAACTCTGTTCCACTTAACGGTAGATCCAGTGAGAGTGATTGATTGCTGATCGAACCAGTCTAACTGTGCAGTGTAGGTTGACAGACCCTGTTCGTTAGATGCATTGTCATAGATGAACAATGCGGTAACACTATCAGCACCGTTAGCAGTGTTAGAGAATCTGTAGATACCACCAGGTGTATAGTCTCTGTTGGTTACAGTATTGTCAGCAGCAACGTGTGCTACAAACTTAACATCAACATTGGTTCCGTCTACGTTGGTGACAACTCCTTTGAAGTAACCATCGAGAACAGAAGTCGATCCAGCACCAGGAACAACAGTGTTGGCAGGTACTCTCTGAGTAACACCATATCCAACCTGCAGAGCTGTACCGGAATAACCAGCCAGTCTTTGGTCTGCTTTACCATCAATAATGGCAACCTTGAGACCGTTTGACCAGGTTCCTGGGTTCTTGGCAACAAAGGTAACATTGTTGATCGTGTTAGTATCATACCCTTGGTTGGTGTAGTCCTCTGGACTCTTAACCTTGATACTAGTTGCAGATCCAACTTTACCGTTGTAGAGACCAGCATTGTCTGATCTTACAACTCTTGCTACCCCACCATAGGCAAGATAGGAAGAAGCAGTATACCAATACTCATATTGGTTATTTGCTGCATGGGGTTCACCGAAATTGTTAAGCAAGTCTGCTTCAGTTTCGACTAATGTGGGAGTTTCTACTGGTCCTTTTTCAAATGGAGCAACGATGCCAGCAACTTTATCAGAAGTGGGATCTACGCGTCCAGCCGTAAGGTCTACTTCCCTTACGACAATACCAGGAGATGCTAAATTCAGTGGCATCTTTCTCTCCTTTCGTGTCCAAATTATGCTAGAGTTATTTATTAAAAGGTATGTTTACGATGCGGAAACACTGCGAAAACACACTACCAGTCAGGATACTCCCACTTTGCTTCATGGTCGTTATCCATCCGATTTCTTAGAACTCGATCAATAGTGCATGGTTTACATTCATAAGAATATGCTGATGGAGCTCCACCTCTGTCTTTTCTAGTCAAATAAAAATCAGTCATAAGGTCTTTAACCTTACCACATGTTTTACATTTTCTTTGTTTAAAAAGAAGATGTTCTAATATAAATTCTTCTTCAATATCCATCAAAGGTATTCCCACATAAAGGATCTGTCACCATACTCAGCACCAGAACTCCATCTGGTTCCATCACTATCTACAAAACCAGCATCATCATGTATGCCATCATTTAAGAAACCAAATGGTGCCATGTCTTGTTCAATCTGATTCTTCTGATCCTCATAGATTCTTTTACGAACATCTTGTTCAGTCATCTCTTTGAAGTAGTCTTGTGCTACCAACCAAGAGAAAATAACAAGACACATTGCCAAGTCATCATGACAACCTTCTTCTGCCATGAATGTATTCTTTCTTTGTACAAAGGTTGTCAACTCTGCAATAATGTCATAGTCACATGTTGCCAACTTGTCATCTTCTAACAGTGTCTTCAGGTTAGAGCAACCCAACTTCTTAACTGCCGATGTCATTCTGACACCAAGTTGAGACTTCTTACCAGAGAATCCAGAACCAACAATCTGACCAGCACGTCCTCGCATAGAACACATCAATACGTTCTCATACTCAAGGTCAAAGAACAAAATGGATGCTACCTGGTCACCAATATCATTAACTTCAATTAATGTGTAAGCCCAATTATATGCTTTAGCAATATCATGAATGATGCTTGGGAATAGCATCGGTTTGATTTCATTGTTCTTATATTTTGCTACTACCCTGTATGGGAAATCGGTAATATCAAATACAATAAAAGCGGAATAGTCACCATCAATTCCTCTCGCAGTATCCACCGTGATAATGTAACTGTGATCATCGATTGGATTCTCATAGATATCTAACCCTGCGTTCTTCTTAATGGGATCATTATAAACAAGAGTCTTCAGTTTTGCCACACTGATTAATGTATCTACAGATCCAAGGAATTCGCACTCAAACTCAACCCGGAACTGTTCTTCTGAAGTGTTAGCAATAGTTTGCTTTTTCCATTTAGCATTCCTACCCGGAACTTCTGACCAGTGTACTTCTGTAGGAATATAATCATTTCGACCACGTTCGGCATCATGCCACATACGGTAGAAGTGATTCATACCGTGAGGGGTAGATACAATAATTACTTTTGTGCTTTTACCAGAAGTAATAGTAGGATAAACAGAGGCAAAGAACGAGTCAGCAATGTGATTCGGGACGAATGCGAACTCGTCGAGAAAGATGATGTTGAACGACATACCTCTGACAGCACTTGCAGATGTAGATGCTGCCAATATTTTACTGCCATTTTCTAACTCCAATGAACCTTTGTTCCATGCAATGATACCTTGCTGCATCCACTTTGGTAAGTTTTCGTAAGCAGTTTGTAACCTACCGAGAAGTTCTCTAGCAGTTGCTGCTTTGTTAGCAAGGATGCCAATGTTTACATTGTCATTGAAGACAGCATAATGCAACAGAAAGGAAACTACTGTAGTAGATTTACCAGTCTGACGTGGCATCTTACAGATATTAAATCTGTTATTGTGGAAGTTCTTGATAAGTTTCTTCTGAAACTTGTACATGTCAAAAGGAACCAGACCCTCATCAAGAGAGACAATCTTTACATACTTTGCTGCAAAGTATACAGGATCTTTTTTACACTTAATAAATTCAGCAACTTGTTCTTTGGTAAATTGAATCGGCGTATTTGCCTTTTTTAGATTCGGATTACCAAGATAAATGTCATCACCAGGCATAATATTTTAGCAGTTCCAAGCTCTCAATGATTTATTGATCCTGCTATCGGGATCGCTAGCAGTCTTTGAAGAAGTAAGTTTCTTCTTCATTCCTTTCATTCTCGCACAAAAGCTCTTTCGACGAGGGTTCCCAACTTTCTTTGAAGGTCTCTTAAGATCGCTTCCTGGATTTTCTGCCTCATAGCTCTTTCTTCCTTTCTCGTTGAGCCCACCTGACTTATTCTTTCCTGCCTTTCTGGTCCATGCTGCTGCCTCATCAACTACTTCCTCCTTTGCCATCTTAGTGGCAGTTGCATACATCACTGATTTATAATCATCACCATAACGTGACTTGAAATCTTTGACAGATTTCTTCATACCCTTTACATACTTCTCTTTATCTTTCTCTTCACCTGTAGAAAGAGATCTCTCCTCAATTGCTTCCTCACCAACAGGTACACAGTTGGGAACCATACGGTTACCCTTCTTCTTTAAACCCTTAGCAGTATATCCCTTCCAGCATTTCTCACCAAGGAGTTCTTTGGGAGACAAAAGTTTCATAGATTCTCTCTGCACTTTAGTTTTAATTTTTTTCTTACCATCAGGTGAAGGAATAAATTCACCCATCTCCTGAGTCTTGGGATCTGAGGTATCTACATCACCATCAACATCGGCATCAATTCTCTTGACTGCTCTAGCAGCAAGTGCTTTGAGATTCTTTGAAGGAACCTCAACATCAGTAGAGACACCTTCAGTCTTTACGTTGATTGCTTTCCCCTTTCTATCTGGATTAGGATCTTCTTTTTGCTTACGTCGAAATGCTGCATCCTCTTCATCTTTGGAGAGAGCACGTTTCATTTTACTAGAACCGCACTTTGGTTTGGTGGTTTGACCTGGCTGTTTGGCACAGGGTTTTCCTGCGTATTTACCACCCAATTGAACCCAACCAGGGGTGCCATCAGAAGACTTACTCTTGCCAAACCAGTCACGCAGAGAAGAATCACCACTTTTGTTTTCATTCAATGCCATGCTTTCTACAAAGTATTATACCTTATTTATTTCTTTTCATCCATGAGACCCTGCTTGATCAACTTCTGCAACTCAGCAGTTGTACCAACGATCAATGCGTTATTGGTTACATGGGATGGACCTTTCTTATCTTCAGCATTCAGATCTTTCAATTCCTTTTGCAATTTGAGGAGTTTATCTGTTGCATCAGAAACATTCTTGATCAACTGACCAGCAACCTCATATGCTCTGGGTGAGTTAGTTTCTTGTGCTAATTCTAAGACACCATCTAAAGTTTCCTGTCCCTTCTCAATAATAGAGTACAATTGACCTCTAGTATATTCATAATCTTTATCAACATCACTCTTTGTCAACCTATCAGGTTTCTCTTTCTTCTTGACAGGAGTTACATCTACAGTTTCACTAGTTGTATCTAATACATCATCGATACCATCATATCCAGCCATGATTAAATATCCGTTTGTTGAGTAGGACTATATTGTCTAGAATCTGTAAAGAACAAAGTTTCTTCAGAGAATCCAAAATCATCTGCTGGATCAGCATTGATAGGATCGGGAACAGCAGTATATCTTTGCTCTCTCTTAGCAATAGTTTGATCAGTCTCTGTGTGATAATCGACTTGAACTTTTCTGATGAGTCCATCGGAAGAATCCGCAATAGGACCAAACATATAAGTCTTAGCAGTGAATTGTAAAGTATAAATCAATGCTCTTCTGGTTGTAAAGTCACCCTCATAATCATCCTGAATACTTACGTTATTAAGGACGAGAGGAATATCTTTTTTCTCACCAATAGATGAAACTAAATCAACTGTGATATTGAATGATGGTTGGAAGAATGGAAGAATCTGCTCAACAATCTGCAAAGCATCATCATTTAATTTACAATAGATTCCCAGTTCAAAATCAATATTATAAGGAACTGGCATATAAACTTGTTTGATACCACTGCCATCAGCAGCAACTGCCTTAAAGGTTTTTGTTACTGTGGTTTTTCTAGTGGGATCAATCGCAATACCCGTCATTTCAAATGACATTCTAGGTAAAGTAATTGCGACTCCCTTGCTCAGTTCTGCCTGCTGTTGAATCTTAGCAAGAAACTTTTGCATTGGTGCATATGCAAGAGGCACCTTTATTTGATCAATAGTTCTTCCATCATCATTTGCATGCTTGATATTAATATTATTAAAAAGAGTTCCAAACGCAATGATCGTCTTTCTTATAATCTCGTGGTAAAAATAAGTTCCTAACATCAGAAGTCACCAAATGGGTTACCTTCGCTGAAATCAATGATACCTTGTCCAGCGTCTTCAAATTCTTTATTAGTGTCAAATGGTGATGTCTCGTCAAAAGTTTGATAAGATGCAATCTTCCTTCTTGCAGTAGAAGCAGTGCCTACCAGCATTTCACCGACAAAGAACGTACCACTATTTATGCCTACCTTAAGAATTCCTGTATTAGCATCCCAATCTCTGACCTTTGCACTTACAGAAGAAGCAGCACCGATAACAGTTTCATTGTAGATAAAGTTAGCTTCATTAGGTTCTGTAGTTCCAATACCAGATGTTCTGGAAATTGTTAATGCAGGTGCTTCACTGTATCCAAATCCAGTGTTTCTGTAGTACAACTGATTGATTCTTCCACTGAGAATAGTGAATTCCAACTCAGCAGTTCCGACACCAATTGCACCACCAGTGATGGTAGCAACACCAGCAACTGTTGGGGTATTGTAGTAGTTACTACCTCTAGTCAACAGTCTGACAGATGCAATACCTGTAGCACTATCATTGACAATCGCAGTAGCAGCAGCACCTGCACCAACTACAACTCCATCAACTGTTTGTGGGGTGATGGTAATAGTTGGTGGATTAGTGCTGGTATATCCAAATCCAGGGTGGGTAATTAAGATTCTGTCAATAGAGTGAATACCATTCCTTTCTGTAGTTACGGCAACTGCCTCTGCCTGAGAACCTTGAAGCAAGAGTGGTGATGTACTGATAGCAACTGTGGGTGGTCTTGTATATCCAGATCCATCATCAGTCAATCTAATTTCTCTTACCAATCCAGATCTACCAAAGTTATCAACTCTCAAGGTAGCAGTAATGCCAGTTCCAACCAAAGTAAGTGCAGTAATATATCCCTGATCTTTTACTTCATCATCAATAAAGTCAATGCTAGTGTCAATATCTTCACCTTCATACTGGAAGAGTTCGCACTGAAGTTTGTAAACGTAATTAGTTCCTAGTTGATAAAAAGGTTGTTCATGCTCAACTCTCTTTACCTCAAATAGTCTTTCACCCAATGGGAAAAATATTAGATCACCTTCTCTAGGTCTTGTATCTAAGATAATCTCATCATCAGGCATGTTACCCAAAAAGGGTTGAATGAATGTTTCAAATCTTTCTTTAGAAAGAATTAGTGTTACTTCATTCTGTAGATTGATACCAAACTTAGTCATGATATCAGATCCTGGTGCATACCCTTCAAAGTTTTCTAGGTATGCTTCGATAGCAAAGTTATCATCAAACTTAGACGCATCAATCTCTCGGATAATATTATCCGATCCCAATACTTTTCTTGGGAGATAATGAACATCTAAACCATACGTTCTAAGATGTTCGTTGATCAGATCTTGAAGCAGATATTGCTCGTTCTGTGAGCCCTGCAGAAAGAAGGGATTGAGTGCCATTATCCAATTAAATCAAGGGGTGGAATTTCATATTCGAGCATCATCTTCTCTTTGATTACTTCGAGTTCTTTCTCAGCATCTTCATAAATCTCTCTACCATTTAGTTCAATACCACCAGGCAACTTTGCACCTTTGAACTTAATGAGGTTCTGTCCCCACTGTTTCTTGAGTAATGCAGTCAAATATAGTTTTACAAAACTATCATTGTACACATTGCTAAAGTCATTTGGATCCATGATCCTATAGCAATCTAAAACAATATAATCACCTGCTACAGCACTTCCCCAGTCAATGTCCATGTATAGTCTATTCTGTCTTTTATTGAATCGTAATTGCTTATCTGTGGTCAATAAGAAACCAATATCTTCCAGATAACTCTTTGTCATTGCATATGACAGTAATCCGTCATATCCTAAATTGAAAGCAATATCATTTAAGAATAATTGATATTTTACACTAAACATTCCGTTGCTGACATTTGCAGAATCAAACTTGTACAACTTTTCAATACCGATTACAGAGTCTGGTAACTGAAGGAAGTTTGAGTTTTCATACCAGTCAAAATTTACTGTAGCACCAGCAATGGTTGTTGATGTTGTGGTGGTTGTAATACCAGCACCACCTTCTCCACCTGCTCTGCCACGAGAAACATCATCTGCTGTGAGTTGATATTTTAAAAACGTTCTTGCTACTCCATCAAAATGCCTTTCATGAAATAGTTGAAAAGCATCATCTACGGCATCATCAATTTGCTCATCGGCAACATTGATTTCCAAAACAGGAGCACCTAATTTTCTTAGACAGTAATCAATCAGTCCCTGTCTTGTGCTTGGCTGTGCCATTAGAATGATCCTCCATCAAATACGTTTGTCCAGACTGGAACACCGGCACTATCGGATGTTACAAAATAATTTGAAGTGGTAATACCACCAGTTGTGGCAGCACTGCTAACTAAGAGTCCTGTGGTGTCAAAGTATGCAATTCCATTAGGACCATCAAAGTCACCCGCATCATAGTAAATACCGTCAGAAGCAGATAGGAAACCAACAACATTTGTGTGGGTGTTGATAGCAACATTATTGCCAATCTCTGAGTCTAAGACAAGTGCGCCCGTCTTACTATTTATTGTGTTATTTGTAGCATCACCCAGTTCGATGTTGGCAATCGTAGCAATACCAGTGATATTGAGATTCCTACCATTTACCTCATCATAGGTGATGTCACCAGCAACATTCAGATTACCACCAACAAATAGATCACTCAAGAATGTGCCGATGCCAGTTACGGTAGAAGCACCAGATACTTGAATATCAGTGATGATACCTGCACCGATGGTTGCAGTTAGAATGTCACCATTCTGAACATCCAATGTAGTGATCGTAGCAGCAGTGCCGACAAGATCATCAATAATAGAACCACCAAGAACTTCTAACTTAGCATTGGCATCATCTGTACCAATACCGACATTGTAGGAGTTATTACCAGTGATCCATGCAGTGGATCCAGAACCAATAACAAGTTGTCCCCATCCAGTTGTATCTTTGACATCAACTGTACTAAAATTACCAGCAGTAAGAACAACGTTGAAACCACCTGCAGTAATACTATCACCTGCCTGATTACCAAGCAGAAGGTTTCCAGTACCTGTAGTAACTTCATCACCTGCCTCATATCCTATTGCAATGTTGTAATCACCTGTAGTGGTGGTTTCACCATACAATGCACGATATCCAATACCAATGTTTGCTGCACTATTAGAACCATCTTGATATAGTGCCTCATATCCAATAGCAATATTTTGAGTACCCGCACCATCGTGCGCATACATTGCTCTATAACCTAAAGCAATATTATTCTCACCTTCACTATCATATCCTGCTTGATATCCAATATAAACACTGTTTAAAGTATTAACTGCCGAATATCCAGCATATGCACCCAAGAATGTAGAATAATCACCTTCAGCATTATATCCAGCACCATATCCAAGTCCAGTTACATAGTCACACTCATCTGAATTGAAACC